CTTGAAACTCAAATGGATCAAGAAGAAGATGAAGAAAGATATGATGAACTATCCAATGAGTTTGATGAGGTACAAGAAAGAGTTGATGAACTTGAGGGTGACTATACCGATGTTTATGATTTAATTCCAGATGGAGGTCACTATGAATTAGATTCGTTTAGGTCAGCAAGTGAAGGTTTTGTAATTTCAGTTGGAACAGAACAAGAAGCTGATGAATCAATGAGGGACTACTATCAAGAATGGGTTGATGATCCAGTATCATATCTTAATAGTGATACAATTTCATATCATCTTGATGGTGATAAAGTTGCCGATGAATTTGAAAGTATGATTGATGAATGGGTAAGAGAGGACCCGGATAATTATGGTATTGAAAAAGATTTAAGTGATGACCAAGAAGAAGAAATTTGGTTACTTGAAATGGAAAAGTGGGTATATGAAAATGAAGGTGTTAGATTTCCAGTTTTAAATGCAACAAAAGAAGAAGGAAATGTTTTTGACTTTGAAGACGAAGAAGGGAATAGATTCCAATATAAAAATACAAGTACTGACCCAAATAGAAGTAATTGGGTTTTATATAAAGATGGTCAAGTAATACCACCACATCAAATATATGATGACGAAGATACGCAAGACCACGAAGATGATCGTGAAAGTAGAATTTCAGATATTGAGTATGAAATAGAAGAAATAAAAGATAATCCAGATGGTGATCCAAATGAAGAACAAATTGAAAGCGAAGTAGAAGATAGATTATATGGTATAAGAAGAGACCCACTTGGATTTTTAGAAGAATTGGGTTATGATTTTAGAAGTATGATAGATTTTATTGATAAAGATGATTTATTAGAAAGTTTAATTAATGATTCAGATTATGGTAGTGCGCTTAATGGATATGATGGAAATTATGACCAAATTAATATTAATGGAACCGATTATATTGTAATGAGAACCGATTAATATTTACAGGTAATATTATATCACTATTATTATGTCAAATGGCAAAGAAAAAGAAAATAGAATTTTTAATGAACACCGAATGGATGTTTGAGAAACCAATTGACAAAGAACACAAAGAATACAAACTTCTTTCATATTTTCAAAAAATGGGTGAAAAACTGGATAATATGGAATTATATCCAGGATTTATTGAATTAGCATTACATCTAGCAAATGTCCAAACACTAGTTAAGGATAAAAAGGTTTTATATACGAACAAAAAATTTTCATCAATAGATGACGAACTTTTAGTAAAAGACCTTAAAATTAAAGATGTTCCAGAAATGGACAAAGAAGAATATGAAGAATTTATAAAGATTTTATCATATACAACACCAAGGATGATGGAATATTTTAATATAGCAAAATCAGTTTGGGAATTAGTTTTTGATAGAATTTATTTAACTGTCAAAAAAAATAAAGAAAATATTATAAACGACATTGGATACTTTTATTTTGACGACAAAAAAAACAAAAAAATCATAGTTTGGGAATATGTAAAAAAACCAGCAGCAAAGGGATCACCTGAAAGCAAATTGATTGTCAATCAAATATACAATGGAGAAAAAAATAATTTGACACCAACAAAAATAATTACTACATTTAGTGAACTGGAAGATAAAAAGAAATTACCAATAGTTGAAATGGTAAGTAATGGTGAATTTCCTTTAGAAGAAACATTACTACCGTTATTTAAAAGAAAATTAATTTCTTATATTGAACAGAAAAAAATTGTTGATTATTATAGAAATGTAAATGTTGAATAGTATGACTGAAAAAGAACTTATTGAGTTAGTAAAAAAATTACCTAATGACCAAGAATTAGGAAAAGAAATTAGAAAAATTGTAAACAAAATCAAAGAAAAAAATGGAAAATAAAGAACAGGTAAATCACCCTAGTCATTATGGTGGAGAAAATAATCCATATGAAGCGATAAAAGTGATTGATGCTTGGAATCTAGGTTTTGCATTAGGTAATACTGTAAAATATATATCAAGAGCCGGAAAGAAAGACTCAGATAAAGAATTACAAGATTTGGAAAAAGCCTTGTGGTATTTACAACATCACATAGAAATACTTAAGTCTAAGCGTTAAAGGCAACAATATCACCATCTTCAATTTCGTATTCTTTACAAAAACCACCCTTTACTTCTAACACCATATCACCACTTCCTTTGTATCTTTTACAAGGTTCTTCTTTACAAGGTTTGCAGTTATGGTGGATTTTTGAAACCCTATCGTCCTTTATAAAGATAATGTCCAAAGGTATTATACAATCTTTCATCCAGAATGAATGTTCTTTATTATCCATAAGAAATAACATTCCGTCAAAATTTTTTGAAAACTTTCTATTCATCATACCTTTTTGAATGTCTTTTGAATTCATCACACATTTTACATTCAATAAATTATTATTAAGTATAATCTCCATATTTATATAAATATATGTTATGTCTGAATTAAAGAAAATAGCCGGTGTTGTTGTTAAACATAAAAACAAAATACTCCTTTGTAAGAAATCAAAAAATGAGTCATTACCATTGGAATGGTCCATACCTTCTGGACATATGAATGAAAATGAATTACCTATTGATGCGGCAATTAGAGAATTTAAAGAAGAAACAAACTTAAAAGTTAATAAGGATGAATTAAAACTTGTTGGAATTTTAAGTAGTTATATCAATAATAAAACAGAAAAAACTAAAATTATATTTGTATATGGTATTAATTCTGATAAAGAACTAATTCCAGATTTAAAAAAAGCAAAAGACGGAAAAGAACATATAGAATGTAGGTATTTTAGTAAAAATCAGTTACCAGAGTCAAAAAAAACAAAAACTATGATGGAAATTTTAAAAAATTTTTGACTTTTTGTAAATTTTATAGTATTTATTAAACACAAAAAAACCACATATCCTTCTTATTTTGTCGGTAAAAATTAAATCCCAAGAGTTAGTAGAATAATTTTTGGGATTTTTTGTTTTATATAAAAAAGTTTATTATATTTGTAATATGAAACAAGGATTTAACATTAGAATACTTCACGAGACTTTTGGCGAGTTACTAAACGAAACTTTTATGGACCAAGTCCAGTTTAAATTATTTTTAAAAATGACTCAAGCAAGTGTTGAGCTAAAAAACAGTTTATCATTTTTCAATGGAGATACATTTTATGTTAATATACCAGCTAAAGTTTTGGGTGATTGTATAATAGTTACAAATACAAAAGAGATATCAATAACCGAACAGGTTAAAAGTAAAATTGAGGCGTTGGTTACAAAGTAGTTTCCTTGTTCTATCAAAATAAGGTGGTGGAGAGATACGGCATTCAATGTCGTCCCAAATTAAAAGGAATCAGAAATGGTTCCTTTTTCTTGTTTTATTAAAGTTTATTTCTTAATTTTGTAATATGGAAAAAATATTATACATCGTTAGAGGAATCCCAGGATCTGGAAAATCAACATTTGCTAAAACATTGGGTGGAATACATATTGAAGCTGATCAGTATTTTATGGATGGTGAAGGTAATTATAATTTTGATGGTTCAAAAATTAAATTGGCCCACGAATATTGTAGAGCACAAACTGGTGCTTGGATGTCATCAGACGGATTACAAGTTAATGTAGATAAGATTGTTGTTTCAAACACGTTTACCCAGGAGTGGGAAATGGAACCATACTTTGAATTAGCAAAAAAATATGGATATAAAGTTTTCAGTTTAATAGTGGAAAATAGGCATGGTGGAACAAATGAACATAATGTTCCAGAAGATAAAATAGAACAAATGAAAAATCGTTTTGAGTATAAATTATGAGTAGATTAAACAAACTAAAAGAGCAACACCCGGATTTGAACATATCATTAATTGATATTATTACATCATTGGACCCAACTGGTACTTACAAGTATACCGAGTTTTTAATTAAAAACTTTAAAAGGGATAACCAATATTACAGTCCAAATTTGGATGAGCTTAAAGGTTATCTGGGAGTATTTTTGTTCGGTTCAAATGAAATTGAAGTTTTAAATGAATTTGAAAGACACTCAAGAGCTAATAGAATAAAAGAAAAAGACATTAGTAAATATAAAAATTTTAAAGAGTTAAATGAACAAGTTAAGATTGCTGAAGATATTGAAAAACAAAAAGAAGTTGAAAAACAAATTTTGAAAATACACGAAGATGGTACCTGGTTAGTATTAACACCTTTAAGTTTTGATGCCTCAAGGGTTTACGGATCAAATACAAAATGGTGTACAACACAAGAAAGATATTGGGACAAATACTTAAAAACACATAGGTTAGTTTATTGTATTAATAAAAAAAATGATACTAAAGTTGCGTTTTCAAGAGATTACGGCGAGGATAAATTCCAAGCTTGGACCGCGAATGATAGTGAAGTTAGCCCAATGTTTATAGATTTTATTCCGGATGAAATCTTTTTAAAAATTAGAAAAGAATTACAAAAAAATGAAAGAACAATTGATTTGATTTATGGTGAAACCAGAAATAAACCAGTTTCTATTTCAGATATAATTAATATTCATCAAGGTAATATTGGAGCGGACGACCATCCAACTATTCTTGACAAAATAAGAAGTTTAATGAACACTAATCGTTATAATAGTAATTGGACATCTATTAACGATTCAGTAGTAGACCCAAGTATTGAAATTACAATTAATTCAACAGATTCACCAAGAAGAATTAGTGATTATATGACATATTTTAATAAACAAATAACAGAACAAAATGATTTTAATCTTTAATAAAAAAAATTATGAGTTTTAAAAAAATATTAACAACAGGAAAAGTATTCATAACATCGGATACACATTACGGACACAAAAATATTGTACGAGGTGTAACAAACTGGAGAACCCAGGATGGACAAATACCAGTTGATTCGGTGAGGGATTTTGAAACTATTGAACAAATGAACGAAAGACTTATTGATGGTATTAACAATATGGTAGGACAAGACGACACACTAATAATGTTAGGTGATGTTTCATTTGGTGGGTTTGATAATATCGGATTATTCCTTGACAGATTGGTGTGTAAAAACATTCATCTAATATTAGGAAATCACGACCATCATATTGAGAATAACCGAGGTGATATACAAAATCGTTTTTTAAGTATCAACCACTACCTTGAAGTTAAAATAAATGATAGAAACTTTGTTTTATGTCATTACCCACTCCAAAGCTGGCACGGACTTAACAAAGGCGTAATTCACCTTCACGGTCACGTACATTTACCAGAACACCGTAAATTTGGTAATGGTAAAAGAATGGATGTCGGAATGGATGGAAATGGTATGGACCCATATGATATTTCAGATATTATTAAAATGATGGAAAAAAGACCAATAGGATCTGAGATGTCTGGGGATCACCATTTAGATGATTTAATTGGAGTTGTGGGCTAAATCACAACTCCATTATATTTATTATTATGAAAATCATTATAACTGAATCACAATTAAAATTAATCAACGAAGCCGTAGGTGTTCCAGAAAATATTTTAAATGAAGGAAAAAAACTATTTGATATTGTTAAAGATAAATTAAAAAAAATAAAATCAACTGGAAAAGAAGAATATTTCTTTGAGAATATTGATATTGATTTAAATGTTTCTGATGTAAATTTTACTAATTTAAACTTAATTGTTAAAGTTGATGAATTAGAAGATTATGACGGTGTTGAACCTGTAATTGCCTCAATGGGTGTTGGAAATGAATTTAATTTTGATGAAGGAATAATGATGCAAATTAACGCAGAAACATCAACTATTGATTTATTTATTCAGTTTATTGTTCCGGAAGGTTGGCAACCAAATGATTTATATATGGTTTTTATAGAACAAAAAATACATAATACCTCTGTAATGGCCCACGAATTAATGCACAGATTTAGAAGAAGTAAAAAATCAAAAGGTTTAGCCGGTGACACTGCTGATTATCAAACATACTCATCCGGAAAGTTAAATTTTGGAATACCGATTATAAATGAATTTATGATGTATAGTTATTTCATTCAAAACGAAGAAAATGTTGTTAGACCAACTGAAGTTGCTTCAAGAATGATACAAAATGGAATTACAAGAGAAAAGTTTTATGAATTTATAATGCAAGATGATACAATTAAAACATTAAAAAAAATACAAAATTTTTCTTTTGAATACTTAATTAAAGGTTTATACGAACAAATGGATAGAGTATTTGCATTACTTGAACATGCCGGAGAAAAACCAAAAGAAAACTCGCCTAAAGAAAATATAAAATTGGTTTTAGAACTAGTTTATATCAATTTATCAAATCTTAAAATGGAATTTTTTGAAAATTTTATATTATCCCGTGAAGAAGTGATTTTTTCAAAAATGGGTCACTTTTCACAACTTTTTGGTGGAAAAGAACCAAAAGAGGACAAAGTAAAACTACTCAACAAGTATCATAGTCACGTTACAAAATACGCCAATAAAGAGATGGACTTCTTCAAAGACGAATGTGAAAGGTTTAACTATGTTGCAACAAAACTAATTAAAAGAATATCAAAAGTTTATTCTTTAATCCCAGATGAAAAAGAACAAACAAACGAATCTATATTAGATTGGGAACTACACCAGAAACTTATGGAAAAAAGATATGGTAAAAGACCAATAGAAACTTCCTACAAATACAAAAAATAATTTGGTTAATCAAATTTAATTTCTTACCTTTGTAAGGTGAAAAAACCTTGTAAAGAATGTCCACACTTCATTCGTAATCGTCATAACGATATGATTGTTGATTTTGCTGAGAGAACCGGTAAGAAACACAATTGTCATATGACAGAGGGAAAAAAAGATTTATGGAATGTTAAAAATAAAAAATTAGAATGTTATGGAAGTAAAACAGACAGCAGTAGAATGGCTGAAAGATACACTTTATCCTTACTTAAATAAAGAAGATAAAGAGTATACAGACACACTATTTAGAAAGGCTAAAGAAATGGATGATGAGTTTTTAGAAAAACTTAAAGACTTTGATACTTGGAGAGAATGGAAAAATTCTAGTATGAAAACAAAAGAAACTAAATTTGGAACTTACGTGGAAACTGAAAGTGCAACAAAACTAACTGGCGATAAGATCACAAGGTTTGTTGAAAGATTGAAAAAAATTGGTATTGAGGTTAAACTTCAGGGTAATTTCCCATGGGTTTATATTGATGAAATCTGTGGAATTAGAGTTACCGAAAGATTTGCAGCAAATCACGGGTTTACAATAATCTTTCTTCCTGGAAGGAATGATAGTCCACCATCTGAATTTACAGATATTACAGAGATATTCAAACTTATACGAAAGTATATTAGAGAAGCTAAGTTAGTTGAAATGATGAAAAACGACGAAAAAGACGGGTTATATGAAACTAATTAAATTAACATCCCATAAAGACGATAGTTTCATTTATGTTAATATTAATGAAATTGGACATTTTTATGAGACAGAAATTCCCAAAATGAATTGTAAGGGTGTGGGATTTGAAATGGAAAAATTTACCAAAGTTGGTGTTAAAACACATAATGATGGTTTTAATGTTAAAGAAACACCTGAAGAAATAATTGAAAAAATTAGATTAATTAGAAACGCAAATAGCTCACAAATAATATGAATTTAGATAACCTAACAATGGACGAACTTATTTCATTACGAAATAAAATTGAGAATAAAATACAATCATACGAAGATGGGTATTTGTATATCTGTTCTGTTCGTCAGTTTGGTAGTGTCTGGGAAGAAAGACCAAGTAGTTTATATTCTTTAAGAGAACTTTGTGATTCATATTACGGTGACAACGGTATTGTTGATGTTTATACCAATAATCCCAATTTAGAATTTCCTGAAATGGAGTTTGAAAACTATGGTGATGTTATGTTTATTAAATCCGAGGATGATTACAGAGACTGGGTTAAATACAATAAAGAAAAAAACTTTGTTGAAGATGTAACCAAAAGAGTT